ATTTATCTTGTATAGATTGATTCGCTAGCGTAACTAGAAGTTGTGACGTATGATGTTGCAGATGTATTTTCTCCAGAAGAAACAACGTCAGGTAAAGCTTTAACTGTACTGTTTGAAACGTCTAATTGTAAATACAAATCTTTCAAAGCGATAACGTCATTAGAATCGGGTATTGCCTCAACTTCAATGACTCCACTTGCTAATGATGCTCCTGTTATATTTACCACATCTAAATTAATCTCGCCATGAACGTAATCTACAGTTCCAGCATCGTTCTTAACTATTAGAGGAAGATTATTTACAAGTTTAAAGAATACAAGTTTTCCAACAGTCGTCCCAGCAGTAGGAATGTCACCCAAATACAAAGTTCCGTCAATACCACTGACTGTAAATCCACTGGAACGTACGCCATATCCATTTGGTTGGTCATAAAAAGCATTTCCGTAGCAAAGTTCATAAGTTGCGAATGTATTGATCTCAGGAGTGATGTCTCTCCTCATTTTTACTCGTGTTATGTTAGAAGTAACACCTCTAGCAGAGTCATCTATCAATCCAACAATTTTACTATACTTAAATCTACCACCAAAAGCATTGATGTCTGATGAATTAGAGTAAGTTGTCAATGTTCTAGTTACAGAAGTGATTAATTCAGTTGCATCAGATGTTGCATTGGTATTGTAGTAAACAGAAGTATCTAATTCCACATACAAATATTTTAAGTCAATGATTTCTGGTTTGATTCCAGCAATAGAGTATTGTTTGAGTTGTCTTGAAATATCGTCCTTTGTAATTTGTGATAAGAAAGAACCATTTTTCGGTTTTATCGAAATAAACACTTTTCCATACTCAGGTGGATCTAACTCCTCTCCACCATAGGCAGTCACTGATTCAACGTTAGGATATACGAATGGAATTATACCTGTATAGTCATTGGCGGTCACTGCACGGTATTGTGAAGAGTATATACGAGGTGCAAGGTATTTGATAGAACTCACATCTTCAATATTGTCACCCATATCGGATTTTTGAGCTGTAGTCAAAACTGATATGCCTTGTGAGACTGTTGAATTGGTGTCGTCCTTTAAAATACCAACAAATGAGAAATTTCTAGCTCCATTTCCTAATTTTCCGTTAGTAACAATGTAAGTTACAGTTACAATCGCTCCAGCTGGCGGTTTTTTACCAATAATTCCATCACCAAACAAAATTTCATACTGTTCATCTTCAATTTCTTGAATTAAGAACAATTTAGAGGTAGAATCTACTTTTAAAATGTTATTATAGAGCGTATATGTCTCATCTGTAGTCGAAGACATGTTAACACGAATGGAAGTTGTGTCAATATTCGCATTTGGCAGAATAAATCTTTGATTTGGTTGAGAATAATCAATTTGAAATTGCTTTTGAAGGTAAATTCCTTCATAAAGTTTTAAATTATCGAAAAAAGCAATGTTATCGTCTCCAGTTGTAGCAACAAAGTCGTCTGGAATCGAAAATATGTAATTACTTCCCGATTGATTACCAACTGCAACTTGTCCAGCCTTCAAAGTTACGATTTTTGTGTCATTTGTACCCAAGTCTACACTAAAATTCACCACAGCTTGTGCAGATCGGGATGATCTTGGTACATAACCAATATTTCTTGCTAGTGATACCACGTTTTCACGCAAAGTTGCACTGTCAAGGAAACATTCATTGACTGCCATGTTCGTATTGTAAGCAGTAATGTATGAGTTATACGCTAAAAGGTCAATTAGAGTCGAAAAGTTCGATCCCTCAAAGTCAAAATCAGCGAAATCACTGTTTACACGAAGGTAATCTTTAATTTGTTGCCTAAGATCCGCAAAGTCTAGGTTGGTAAACTGGTTGAAAGACATTATATCCTAGTTGATTGGAGAATAAATTCTATATTTTGTTGTGGAAACTGCATCCCAACGATATCGTATGCAATTCTTACGTTCATTTCAGTTGAATTTACGTCATATGAACAAGTAACTGTAATATTGGCGATTCTAGGTTCATAGTTCTCAAGTAAAAGTAGTATATCATCCTCTAAAATGAGTGCAGTATCACCATCTTGCTGCTCAAATAAGGAATCTTCAAGAGGACTACCTAATAATTTTTGATAAAATCGCTCTCCTACTCTTGTTCTCACTAAATTTGTGACAGATCTCTTGATTGCATCTTCATTTACAAAGACTCCGATGTCATCTGTCACTGGGTGGCGACTAAATGACAAGCTTATATCTTTAAATGGAGTTGATCTAACAAGTTTTCTATCGACTTTTGCCATTATTCATTCAAATTTTGTTTTCTTTTTTCATCATTGGCGTCATCACCAACAACTTCACGCAAAAGATCGTCTGCCAGTTCCTCTTCTGGTCGAGGATTAATGAATTTTTTATCGTCTGCCATAACAAATACAGTAATTCAAATCTATTTAGACACAAAAAAAGACCCTTTTAGGGGTCTTTAAAGTTTTTTTGATTGATTTTAACCAGCAGCGAGTGGAGATTGAGATGTATTACTGTTTGCAGCAGCCTTTTTTCTTGCTTGAGCACTCACATCATACTGTCCTTTCACACTTCCGCTACCAAAACCCTGACTTTCAACGTTATGGGGAGCTAATTTTGGATCTGAGTCTGCCATCTTTTAACCGTTTTCTTTTTATTTATCTATTTGAGCTCTTAATCTGTCTGGAGAAATGCCTTCTGACATGTAAAAGTTCAATCTTGCCCTTGCAGCTTCCTTATCAAGACCTACATCTTGCTTAGGATCGTTGACACACCAGCCTGATGTGCCTAATTCTACGACCCTGTATCTTACCTCATCGTTTGCCATCTTAAATAATCCTCGTTTTTTCGTGACCAACACGGATTTTTGGATCAATCCAGATCTCCATACCCGCTTCTTTTGCATCTAGACAGAAAGATACGTCTTCTCCACACATATCTTGAACATCTCCAGACTCAAAGACTTGCATTTTAGGTGCAAACCAAGGATATTTCATATCTTTATGTTCAAATACACCGTTCTTAACAAGTAACCAACCAAATCCAGTGTAGTCAACAGTGAAAGGCTTGCGTCTACGAGATATAGATTCAATAGTTTCATGATTCATCACTCCACCATTCTTTGCAAAGTCCTCTTCTTCTAACCAATGTGCAACAGATGTAGTTTTTCCATCTTCTGTACAATACCAACCACCAGCAATATCCTTTTGCATCCATACTAAACGATAGAACTTCTCTGTATCAAATACAATATCAGAGTCTATCCATAGTTGATAGTCATATTTTAGTTTTCCGTCCCAAGGTATCTGGTCTGGGCCTCTTAATACGTTTGCACCAAGGCATTTGCATCTTGCAAAGTTAACCATTGATGAATAATCTTGTGAGATCTGAATACTTGATCCGTTCTGCACGAGGTCAAAGCATAGTTGAACGAAGTTCTTTAAAAAGATATAAGATACTCCTCTTCCTGGCAGACAGAAAACTATTGCTTTACCTTTTGCTAATGCCTTTGCCTCTTCTAAATTAAAGTCATCTTCGACTTTCTTAGTTTTGGGAGCATTTGCTTTTACTGTAAATCCTTTTGCCATAACATGTTGTAATTACATTATTAAGTATACCACGGTCAAATCATTTTGTCCATAGTTGTTATATTATATATGTGCTTTTCCTGAGTCTTTTCTGAGAAACTCCTGACTATTACAGGGGCCTAGTGGCATTCCCTGATCAGAAATTCCTTTCAAACCCATACTGTTGATTGCGATGTCACCAGCTACTGATAATCTTTTTTCTTCTGTTAAGAAGTGGGGGTAAACCGCATGATACAAACAACTGGGAAACAATAACATATGTCCTTCATTATATTGTTGTTCCAATGTCCATGATTGTTTTCTACATCTTCCTGTAATATCAGTGTATTGAAGAATAAAGTTTCCCGCCTCTGGATGCATTGTATCTGGAACCGCTTGTTCTTCTGTTGCACAGGAAGGCAATTTAAGCCATACTACAAAAGAGAATACAGCATTGTGATTATGTAATGCTTGATATTCTCCTTTACCAGTATAATTTGCCCAAAACTTTTGAAAGGTAAGATCATGTATATGAGTTGAAAGTAATTTCTCAGGAATACCATACTCATGAATGTATTCTTTTACAGATGGGCTTACAACTTCTTTTTGAAATCTATTATCATCATCTATTAACATCCATTGTTGTTTTGCATTATCTGGTTCATACTTCTCTACCAGATGATGAAGATGATCACAGTGTACCTTATCCAAAGTTACATCAAGAATACCGTAGTTGGGTAAATTAATTTTCTTGGTTTTCATTTTTAATCACCATTATATCTTCTTTACGAAGGTCATCATCAGGGTAGTAATTGAAAAAAGCTTTTATATGTTGTAACTTATCTTTAACGTCAGTTCCAGGCACGTTCTCTGCAATGAGATAGCCTCCGATGGTTATGTTATAGGTACTCATCTTCCCAAGTTGCCATCATATCTTCTAGATCCTTTCTTATATCAGGATGATACATTAAATGATTATCATGCTCTAATCGGAAAGAGATTGATTCGTAGATGTATTCTAGCTCCTTGATGTCGAGCTCTATATTCATTGTTTCTGAAATGTTCATTATAAACTTATCTATACAATTTTATTTCTCAGCACCAGGCTTGTATATTCCTTGATGCATCATAATTGATGCTGTATCAGCAACTGGGTTTATTAATCCAGCAGGCATGATACTATTAAGAGCAATATCTCCAGCAAGGGAAACACGATATTTCTCAGTACTTTTGTAGTGTGGATATACAATATGATTCATGTCACTTGGAAAGAATAACATCTTACCTTCCGCCTGTTCTGATAAGACCCAAGACTTCTTTTGCAGAGCGCCACAAGTGTCAGGATACACTAAACAAAAGTCTCCCGCTTCTGGTCTAAACCCTGGCTGTATTCGTCTTACCGTTTGTCCGTCATATGGTATACGAAGCCATACTACAAAGGTAAATACTCCTTGATGTTCATGTATACTTTGATAATCCCCATCTTGAGATAAACGACCCCAGAAACGAGAGAATACAAATTGATGATAGTTAGATGTCTTATGTTTAAAGGGTGTGCCGTATGCATTGAAGTAATGTTGACTTAAAGGCATCAATACGTTATTTTGGAATATCTCTTCATCATCATTAATATGAAATTGTTTATCTTCCATTGCGCCAGCCTCAATACAAGTATTACCATCCCACTTGGCACCTACCGCATACTTCTTGACTAACTTCCACAGGTAGTCAACTTCTTCTTTGTCTAATTCACATTCGAGTACTCCAAAGTTGGGTAGATCGGCTACTTTAGGTTCTTTCATTCAATTTCTCACGATACTTTTTACGGCCATCTACGACCTTTTCCATTTGTGCTTCAGAGTATCTAGTTGTGTAATATCCCTTCTCTCTTAAGAAGTCACTCGAATCGTCCAACGCGCTGATTTTTTGAATCATGATAATGGTAAACAGTGCATCTATCTTCATCAACAACCATAAATCTTTGCCCTGACAGTTTAGAAACGTGTTGAGTCCATCGACGCCGCCAGAAAACTGATCTACATTTATAATATTCTCATTCGTCTTGGCTGCAACAAAGACTACATCCTTACTACCATCAAAGGCTTCACACTCTCTGGCTACAATCTCCCAATAGTCGTACGCGCTGAAATAGTCATAAACCTTGATCATCTTATAACGGTCTTCGTCTCTTACCTTCTTTGCAAACGGACAACGTGGCCCTGTATAGTCAGCCGCTGTGTCATCTGGTTTTGACAAGTAATCAACCCAATCATGTATATAAGGTTGCAAATGATCTAAGTCGTGCATCTAGAAACTCATTTCCTCCATCGTACATTCATCGCCAATACAGGTGGCAAAGGATAAACTGTCAGTGTGGTACGACAGATAAATCTTATCCCATATAAAATCAAAATCTTCTTCACTCAGGTTCTTGAACAAACACTTATCCTCATAGTATATGTGATACGTCTTGCCAGTGATAGCTGAGTTCATTCCTTAATCCTCCTTGGTACTTCGATAGTCCAACTATTGCCCTTGAGTTCTACCATCTTAAACTTCTTCTTATTACGCTCTATCTCCAACAACCACGACTCATTCATTTCACTGCCATACTCAACTGGATTCATACCAACAAAATCTAGTATTGCAGTATCTACCATGAAGAA